TGCTGCTGTCATCTTCTCAATATGGGCTTCTATCTTTTTGGCAGATACACCCTTTGGTGGGAAGTACTTAATAAGAAGTTTACCTCTTAATCTACTTATTTTATCCTTTACTTCTTCTTTTTTATCTTTCACATCTGCTGATGGGATTTGTGTAAATACAGTATCGTATCTCTGTCCCACATAATGTTCTGATAATTCCAAAGAATAATGTACTACATTCAAACCTGCTTTCACAGCTGCTGCTCCTAAAGCACATAGTACCCAAGTCTTTCCAACACCAGAAGGTGCTACTGCTACTCCCAATTCGCCAGGTCCCAACCCACCATCCATAAGTTCATTAATACAATCCCAACCAGTTGGAACGGTGTTTCTATTAACCTCTTCAGTTCTTTCTTCAAAGTCCAAAAGGTAATCATGTCCTAAATCGGAATCCACCCCTACCTTCATTGCCTTATCTACCAAATCTTTGATTCTATCGTAGTTTCCAGCTTTGAGTAAGTCAACTGATTGAACGATTGCATTTTTTAGGTTTTGATTGATGCAAAACGAAGAAAACTCTTTCTTTACATATTCTAAATCAGAATCACCAACTTGAGTGAATACCGATTTGAGTTGTTCTACTACATTTTTCTGAAACCCTTTATCATCTAACTTCGAAACTTCTACTTTAAACACATCAATCGTTGGAGATTTCTTAAACTCATCGTAATAAGAAGTAATCTCTTCTGCAATCCATTTGTTAGCTTCAGATTCAAAAAACTTTGGATGTATAATCTCACTAAGAGTATCCAACATACGAACATCAGCAATCAAAGATGATAACACCTTTGTTTGAAATGATTGACCGTATTTGGAAAGAGTATCTATATTTTGCATCTATAACCTAATTTGATTCCACAAATATACGAAAAATTTGTGAACATTCAAAATCATTTTGTAATAATATTTTGAAAGGTTGAGTGTAACCAATCATTTATATCCCTCCAATTCTGAAGGATTTTGTATTTTTGACCAACTCTGAGAAAATCCAACTTCTTAAATTCAATATCATCCTCATTGAATCTATCTAAAATTTTCAACTTTTGATTTGTTGGAATATGGGGTTGGTCTAACTCCATTAACCTCTTATTCATTAGAAGTTGGTCTTTTGCATTTAAGATATCATCATATAATTTGATTTTACCTTTCTTATCCTCACACATTTGGAAGAAATCCTCATGTGTTATCAACCTATCCTCAGAAAGTTCAGGAAACCTCTTTAAAAGGGTTTTAATACCACATCCTTTGATGCCTGGTATGTTATCTGATTTATCACCATCCAATGTTCTATACAATAAAAGATTTTCAGGCCAAATTCCATACTCATCAAACACCACCTGTCTATCGTATAGTTTCTTTTTAGTAGGTGAAAATACTTTTACTTTATCAGAAACTAACTGAAGGAAATCTTTATCAGTTGAAACAATAACTACTTCACCATCTAAATCATATTGAGTATGTTTAGTCAGATAAGCGATTGTATCATCTGCTTCAATTCCATCATAAATCATAGTTTGAAGAGGTAGATAATCTAAGATATCATTTAACCAAACAAATTGTTGTTTCATAGAAAGTCTTTCTTCTTCCTCAGTCATCATTTCACCATATTGGCGATTTACTCTGAATCGATTCTTCTCTCTACCTGCCTTATATCCTTCGTGGATTCGTTTTCTACTCTGAGAACCATTCTGTCCATCAAAGGTTACAATACAACGAGTTGGATTGAATTCTCTAATCTGATATCCAATAGATTTGAGTGAACCAATAACTCCACCCGTATGGTCACCATCCTCATTCATTGTGGGGTTGGTTGTCCAACTACGGATGAAGGTATTTAGCCCATCAATAATTAGAACTCTACTATTCCTTTCACGAAGGTGATTCGTTTTGTGTTCCTCAGTTACTTCGTTGAGGATATTTTTGTAGAGGTCTTTCATTATGTAGTTGTTGTTGTATAAGTGATTGAATTTTCACCACCAAAATATTTTTCAATGGTTTCTAATCTATCATCTGCATCTACCAACATTTGTAATGCTGATTCTGCATTCTCATAGAAATCACCAGTTGAGTGGTCTCCAATCCCAGCAGGATGCTTTTCCAACAACTCCAAAGTAAGGAGTGCTTTCGCTTTATCTGCTTGCGCAGATGCTTTTAACATTTCTTTTAACTTGCTCATAACTTATTATTTTATTTAATCTACTACTTCAGCTCCTTCAGTATCTAATTCAAATGAATCAATATCTTTAGAATCTGATTTGTATTGTAAGATGGTTGATTCACAAATTTTCTTATAAATCTGCTCCCTAACATCTTCTCTCTCATCCATCATATCAATGAAATCTTTAGATTGGAATTTTAGTTCCTCTCCAGTTTCGGTATCCACATAAGTGTACCAAGCCCCAGCCTGCTTTACCAACTTATTTTCTTTCATTACTCCTAACCAAGAACCATAGTTATCAATTCCTCTATCGAAGTAAATCTCAAAATCAGCTGCTCTAAGTGGTGGACCCATTCGGTTTTTGATAACCTGACATCGTACTTTCATACCTATCACCTTATCTTGTCCGTTCACCTTTTGTTTGATTTGTCCCATATTCTTCAAACGAAGTCTAACTGATGCATGGAATGCAAGAGCTTTTCCTCCAGAAGTAGTCCACGGGTCACCAAACATTGCGTTCATCTTCTGACGAAGTTGGTTTGTGAATACTAATGTTACCTTTTGTCTACCAATCATATTGGTAATCTTTCTCATCGCCTTTGAGATAATAATAGCTTTATCAGTAGCGTATCCATCTTTACCATAATCAGCTGCCAACTCATTCTTAGTTGAAGCTGCGGCAACTGAATCCACTACGATTGTTACTAACTTATCTTTTTGTGTGGTTCTCACCTTCTCAATGATAGTTTCGGTGAATTCAAAGATTTGTTCAACTGAATCAGCTGATACATAAAGGAGTTTTGCTACATCCACTCCAATAGCTTCTAAGAATTCCCTACTTACCGCAGTTTCGGTATCGATTAGAACAGCTACACCACCTTGCTTTTGTGTTTCAGCAAGGAGGTGAGCCGATAGTAATGATTTACCACTTTGTTCTAATCCCGTTACTTCAGTAATTCTACCAACGGGAAGTCCACCATAAGGGCGATTAGAAATGGCAACATCCAACATCGCTGCTCCAGTTGAAATCCACCCTTCTACATTTGTGGGTGCATCATCCTGTCCTAAGAAGAAAGCAACCTTTTGGTCTTTGTTGATTTTGTTTAACTCAGAAGCTAGTTCTGCCGCTAAATCCATTTCTTTATTTTTCGCCATTTAATTTAGATTATCCGTTAAATAAGTCATCAAATGCTGATGCAACATCATCCATTTTCTTTTTCTCGTCAGCGGTTACCTCATTTGAAGGTGCTGCAGCTGGTGCTGTAGCGGCTTGAGTTTGGGGTGTTGATGGAGTTGAAAGAGTTTGTTCTGATACACTTTCTTCACCATCCTCACCAGTTGGATTTAACCAACCTTCTAATACCGATTTTAACTCATCGTAAGATAACTCTTGATAGATATCAGTAATGTTAGTCTGAGTTTCGATAAAGTTTTGGATTTGTGTTGCATCACCAGCCAAAGGAGTGGTGTTTGGTTTTACACGGATAGTAGTTACAGGATAAGAAGTTCCTGCATCTTCTGCTGATACATACTCAATAGTAATATCTCTACCATTAGTAGGGTCAGTAATATCACCATAGTCTGGGTCAGCAATGTAACCTAAGATTTCTTGGTAAACGGTCTTTCCGAATCCCCAAAACTTAATTCCTTCACCTTCTTCACCTCTTACGAGTACAGGTACAAAAGTTCTCAATTTCGGCTCCATTTTCTTAGCTGCTTTCCAATCTTCTTTATCACCCATTCTCTTCAACTTATCAGCAAACTCAACGATTGGGTCTGGTCTACCAAATGAACTTGGAGACAAGTAAGTTTTGTTGTTGATGTTGTAGTGAAAGAATAACTCAATGAAAGGATTTTCAGGAGAAAATTTGTAAGGAACGATTCTTACTTGATGTTTACCCGGTGTGGGTTTCCAAAGATTAGATGTTCTGTTGGAAGTGTTTTGTAGTTTGTTCAGTCTACCTCTGATTGCGCTTAAATCTAGTGCCATAATTTTTAAATTTTAAAGTTTTAATTGTTTTATTGGTTTT